TATAACTGCTTGTTTAGTGATCTTACAACCGTGAAACTTCTCGTAGTACTTCTTACTGTTCATAAGAATCTTTTTAGCAAGTGCAGGCGTAGGTTCTGTAACTGTAATGTGATAGAAGCGACGCATAAGCGCACGATCTTTTTCAAAACTGCTGTTATATTCTTCCCAGGTTGTGCTTGCAATTACTTTTAGTTTGCCTCTGCCCAAGTAAGGCTTTAGCATGTTAGCAAAGTCTGTGCCTCCACTGCCGCCTGATCCTGCACCTTTTAGTGTGTGTGCTTCGTCTATAAACAGGATACACTTGCCCTTTTTTATTAGTGCACCTAGTACTTCTTTAACACGTTCCTCAAACTGTCCACGATACTGTGTGCCAGCAAGCATAGTAGCAACATCCAAGTTATAAACAATGTGATCTTGTAAATATTCAGGCACACTTTTATTAACAATTTTTACAGCCAGTCCTTCTGCAACTGCAGTTTTACCAACACCCGGATCTCCTACCATAAGCACATTACTTTTATTACGTCGTGCAAAAGTTTGTGTGATGTCATCAATTATGTCGTCTCTTCCAATCACAGGATCTAGTTTTTTTTCTTTTGCTTGTGCGTTTAAATTTTCGCAGAACTCGTCAATAACACCTTCCAAGTATTGTTCTTGTTGTTTGTTTAGTTGGTTACTTTTTGTATTTTGTTTTACAAAACGCAGAAACTCTTCTTTGTTTAAGTTATACTTCATTAAAAAGTAACTGCTATGACTATTGTTTTCACTCATTATACTAATAAAGATATCCAACAAATTAACCATTTCTCTACCACTAAACAGCACACTGGTAAGCGAACGATTGAAAACACGCTCTAGTGCTTGAGTTTTTACTTGGCTTTTAGTGTGTGATGATTGAAAAGCATCAGCAATATGACTCTCTAAATCCAGTTGTAGTTCGTTTAGTTGTATACCAAAATTAACTAACATGCCGGCAAAGTCAGTGTTCTTCAACATACCCAATAGCATGTGTTCGGTGCTAATATAAACGTGTCCATACTTTGCAGCAATCTTGCCTGCTGTTTCTAATGCTTTATCTACTTCTCTTGCTGTTTTCATTCGTAATCCCGTAATTTTTTGCATATATTTAATTGTTGTTCAGTTAGGTTTTCAGGTATTTTTACTAGTGCTTGCACAAGCAAATCGCCTCTTGTGCCTTCCTTGTTATACATTCCGTGCTTGGGTATTTTGAGAGTGGTGCCATACTGTGTGCCCGAAGGTACATTAAGATTAATAGTTTTGTTTTCAATGGTGTTAATTTGCACAACTGTACCTATTATAGCATCCCAAGCGCCAAGTGTCAAGTGCATTTTTAAGTTGTCACCTTCTCTGACAAACACTTCATGCTCGTTTACATTTACTGTTACAGTTAGGTCACCTGGAGGCAAGTTGGCATGTGTTTTATCACCAAGTGATCCATACTTTATTTTAGTGCCGCTGTTAATGCCTTTGGGTATTTTAAGATTAACTAGATGTCTGCTGCCGTCAGTGTGTCTAATACTTACTGTTTTTTCCTGGGCCTCTAGTATCTCTTCCAGTGTACAATCTATGCTTATGGCTAGATTTTTATTTTGCTTTGCTCTGTGGTATTCTCTTTTGCTAGGATGAAATCCTGCACTGCCAAATACACTAAACATATCATCAAACACGCTGTCCATGTTGCCAGTGTTTATTTTAATGTTTTGTCTGCGACTATTACGAACATCAAACTGCGCACGTTTATGTGGATCTTTAAGAACTTCATAGGCCTCAGCAACAGCATGAAAGGTATCAACATCACCGCCGCTGTCAGGATGGTGCTGTTTTGCTTTGCTGCGATACGCTGTTTGTATATCTTTAGGACTACATGTAGGTTCGAGTCCTAGCACATCATAATAGTTCATAACTGTAATTATACTATACTAGGACACAATTGTAAATTACTTTTTAGATTTTGCGCCCATTGCTTGTGCACCAAAGAATGCAGCAACAATAGCAGCAACACTTACAAAGTATACTGCAGCCATATCACCTAGGATCTTAGCAGCCTGGTCAACGCCAATTAGCACTGCAATTAATACAATTGCTGGATACAACAACATACCTGACAGACTAAACCAAGCCATCTTACGCTGTGCATCACGCATTGCATCTGCATCTTCTAATTCTTTACGTTTAAATTCCAAGTACATTGCCTCTTCTTCGGGACTAACTCTTCCATCGCCATTGCTGTCTGCTGGATGGTATGCAGCTCTTGCTAGAGCAATATCTTCTTTTGTTGGTTCAGCCATCTTCTCTCTCCATCTTGGCTATACGAGCCTCTAACTCGTCAATTTTATTTGTTATTTTTGGATACTTTGTACGCCATGCATTGGGATCATTTTGTAGCCAGGTCCATCCCCACTTAGTAGCGAGGCATTCGAGACTTGCATCAAACTTGCGCACTGCCCATATAGCCATGCGTGTATCTTTGAACCAAAACAAAAACGCTGCACCAAAAAGTGATCCTGCTATACCTGTATAAATCCATAAGCGATCACTCGCCATGTTTGATATCATCTCCCACATTTTGATTTCTCCTCCAAACCATTCTTTCTACAGTGTCGTCTCTGTCAACTACTGCTTGTAATGTAGTATTTAACTTTTCTCTACTACAAATCCAGTTTATAACTCCATGCTGCGGACCAAACACATCTTCTTTATTTTGCTTGTGATTACTTATGTTATATGTTGCAACTGTAAACCAATAGATATAATAATCAAATCCTTTTAGCAAGTCAAACGTATCTGCGTAGGTTGCAGCATCCTGCATTTCTATTAACATGTTAGGTTTACTACTTGCCATAGTTTGTCGCATGCCGTTCAGGACTTGTAATTCTGAACCTTCTACATCTATTTTAATAAAGTCTATACTGGGTAACCCGTGAATCATATCCAAAGGTGTTGCATGTATGTTGCCAGTACTAGTAGTTGTGGTTTTACCATAATCAAATTGTGTACCTACCTGGCTTTGCACGTCACTGAGTGCTAGATTCACCGCAGTTATATTCTTATGTTTACTGATTGCTATATTTTGTAAGAGTAATTTGTGTATCTCTGGATCTGGCTCAAAACACAGGATCCTAGCAACGTGCGGAGCAAGACCAATTGTATGTGTGCCAATATTTGCACCAACGTCTACTAGAACTCCGTTTGGATTAGAGAGTTGTTTTACAATTTCAATTTCATTATGACAATATTCCCCGTACAATTCTAAACTACGCCCTATTGTAGGATCTTCTGCAAAATAAAACATATCACCGTAGCGTGTATTAGTTTGTTTCTGGGGTCTCATCTGGCTTCATTGCTTCTTCGTAATAGATTATTATCTCTTTTTGTTGATTAATAAAGCGGCGAAGTTCTGCTACGTTTAGTGCTAGATTTTCGTAATCTTTGACGCTGAGTGCAACAAAAGCCAAGTCGCCATTTTCTGCCTTAAAGTCCTTAATAAACTTTTCAAGGTTTGCTTGGTTGACTACATATACACGGGTGTCAACTAAATCAATTGGCTTTGGTCGTGTCGCTATCGGTACTGTTGTTTTCACCGTCTGCGTCACTACTTTGATCTCCGGCTCCGGTTTGAACCGACTGCAACCACTTAGGAAGAGGACGGCTACTGCCATCAGTGCTACCGGTCTCGCCCATGATTTCACGCCATAGTTTTGCTGTTGCGCCATTCATACGTCCTTCTAGATTTGCTGCATCTCGCAATGCATCTCCAAGCAAGTCTAACTGACGAAGTTTTTTGCGTAGATTATCTCCATACGCTTCTGCTTCCTGTAACTGTGCTTGTAAGTTTTGTTGTAGTTTTGCGTTGTTCTCTGCTTCTGCTCTTAGTGTGTCTATGCTTGCTTCACTGGTTTCAATCGCAACTTCAAGTTTAGCATTGTTGTCTCGCAACGTTGCTATCTCTGCTTGCGTTGTGTCATAGTAATACTTGGCACCATATCCAGCGATGCCAAGAACGCCTATAAGCGCAATTAGTGCATAGACTTTAAACATTTACTCGCTCTTATAAATTGTCCAAGCGCCATAACCAATAGCAATATATGCTGCTAGTTTTGCAAATGGTCCTGCAATAAGAATTACTAATCCCAGTGCAATTAGCATTGCACCGTCCCATGAGGTACGTTCTTCAATTCTACTATTAATCCATTTTTTAACCATCTTGATATCCTTTTATGCTACACAAACTACAACGACATGCATCGCATGCTTTAATTAAATTAAAATTGCCGTCATAGTCCCGTTCTTCACGCCAGTTAGCCGAACCACAATGACTGTTATCACCGCAGTTCTGGCACTTAATTGGTTTGTACTCTACCTGGCTCATGTCCAACTTTTGTTAATACTAGGACCACTTATTGTTAAGAAATATTTGTTACCTGCATCATTTAAACCATGCTTGATGCTATGTCCTGCAGGAATCCTAGAACTAATATCACGCATAATATATCCATGTGCATCATCCCATCCATGTGTCAATGTTCTATCTTTACTTGCCCACCACGTGTCAATGTCCGACTGTGACATTGCTTCGCTGTATGGATTTGTTGGTGTATCAAATGCAAAACCCATGTTTCTCTCCTAAATCATGTCCAACGCAGATGCAGTAGTTTCTTCAACACGCCTTGTCCAACCTCGGCCAAATGTTTCAAAAGTACTTAATGATTCATAATACTCTTGACGTGCTGATTGGAAGTTACTAATAGTGTCTTCTAGTCCATTATCTGCAATGTATTCATCCAAACACTTTAGGGTATTAGGACCAATGCCACCATCTGCGGTAGTACCAATCATTGTTTGTAAATATTTTGCACTGCGACCTGTGCCAGCGTTGACACCAAAATCAAACAAACATAAATCTAATCCTGCTGGAACACTATCGCAACGCATGCGATCCCAGTAGTTCTGCTTGTAGATTGGTTCAACATCTTCGCGCACAAGATCTTTCATATCTTTAGAACCACCAAAATCTTCATATACACGTTTTGTTACACCCAGGTTCGTTTCTCCGCCTGGATCCTTTGGATGATTAACGTAGCCACCTTCGTGATGTAGTATCATTTCTAGGCAAGTTACATAATTTTCTTGAGCCATTTATCTGTCCTTTTTTTGATATGTCTTAAATTCTTGTGTGTCACCTTTGCTGCGTGGAACTCGCGCTGTGTTCAATATACTTTCAATTGCTATGCTTGCAGTTTGTGCATCTCTGTAGCGTTTAGGACTAAGAGGAACACTGTTTGTAATTGTTTCTTGTGACAGTGCTTGTACTGGATTTTTCTTACTGTCTGGCTTTGCAAAATAGACCATGGTCCAATCTTGTACGTCTGTTATATTTTTAAGGTCATTTATCAAGCTCATAAACTTTTGTGGATATCCACTGCGTCGTTCTGCTTCTACAAATACAATGTAACGCCCTTCACTAATTTCACCAGCACTAGTTTCTGCATCAATGATCCAGTCATAGCCCATTTCAATAAAGTTCTCTAGATCCTGCGCAGGCTGCTTGCCAAACACTTTAAATGTAGCAACAATAACAGCATCATCCTTGCCCATCTTAGGCTTGTACTCATCAAAGTGTACAAGGCTTTCAATGCGACCTTCTAGGTCCTGTGGATCAAGAGCCATCCTGCTGTTCCTCATCTGTCTTTGTGTTCATTAGTTCGCTCTGGTCTAGTCCCTCTGCATATGCATCGTCGATCTCTTGTAGATCAACTTCAGTGCCTTCAATTTCCATGTAACCATCACGGAACTCTTTAATGAGTTCAATGGGAAGTTTGACTTTTACTAACCAAACTGGATCTTCGCGTAGTTTAGCCTTCTTAGTGCCAGGTCGGAAGTCATCATAACTTTCAATTTTGACTGGTGTACTTAGAGATCCATTTTCATATGTTACTACGGCATTATAGCCCAGTAGTCTCTTTGCTCCATCTGGATCAGGCATTGCCTTCTTGGGCCACATAAATGTTGCTTCTACCCAGTGCTTCTTACGGATAGGACCTTCTACTAGTTCACCTTTTTTCCAGTTCTTAAAAGCATACATGTCCAAACTATCCATGACACGTTCAATGTCCATCATGGTTTCGAGACTGCTCTCGCTCATGTAGATTTGTTTTGTATTTTTGATGATGTCAACAATATCCATTACACTATCCTATCATATAACATATTTATCCATTCAACGTGCGCAGACTCATGAGGATGAGTTATGTAAAACTGTTGTTCTGTGCGTTTTGCCCAGGTAAACATTCCTTCTTGATCTATAAATCTACTCATGTTAATGTCCGAATACAGTGTTTTTAATGATGTATCTGTATCTATATTTGGCTTGAATATAGTATGGTCTACAGTCATGAACGCATAATTTATATTGTGTTTGACAAGATAATTTTGTAACATAACAATTTCACACAAACTGTTATATATTTCCCAATATTCTGATATTGCAATATTTTTTACATAACTATTTGCAAAATCTGTTATACCTCGAGATTCTGCGTTAGTAATATGTTCAGGACTTGTATGCTCTGGCGGTGTAAAAGGATTTAAACTATACCATGGACTTTCTTTATGACCTGTGTCATAAGCAAACCTAAATTCATATCTATTAGGAAAACTCCACATAACCCCTACATAAAGTTCCAAGTCTTTGTATTGATCTACTGCATTCATAACCGTACGCCTAATAGCACTGTTACTATAGCCAGGCTTTGCGGTATTACAAATATTCCAACCTTTACGATTGGCTAGTAAATTTGCCCATGTATGTTCTTGGCTAGGCAGTTCACTTCCGTAAGTAAAACTATCGCCGCCTGCTATTAATACTGTCATATTTTAAATATCGTATCTCTATTAGAGTTCGCTAGTATTTCTCTAGTACGTTCTGTTTTAAGTCCAGTCATTTGCAGAACTGCACGAGGATGACTGCTTGCATTTGCTGTGCAGTGTGGTACATTACTCCAGTCAAATACATGAACTTCTCCTGCACGCCATCTGTCATACATGCAGTTTCCATACATATAAAAATGTCCAGGCTTCCAATCGTCTAACATAATAGTAATACGCACAATACGCTCTGGATCTTCTGGACAACGATCCCATAGTTTGTCAATGTGCATGTTAAACATTTGACCAGTCATTTGTATGTGTGCTTGCCACTTTACCAAACTAACACCATCACTTGTAAGTTGAAAGTAATCCATCATTTTGTACAGTGTTGGATAGTCTGACCAGTCTGCAAAACTATTTTTATTGGTAAGCATTATGCCTTTTGGATCACCGCCTGCTTGTGCAATGTCGTATTCTTCTTGCGATAGCATGTCAGGATCTTTGCGCTTTTGTGCAAAATGTTTGCGAGTTGCCCAATTTACAGGATGCGTTGCTTGCACAAGTCTATCACGTTCCTCACGCCAGTTGCCTTCAAATCTACCAATTACGTCAAACCAGTCGCCTGGCTTATCATCTATAGTATCATCAAAATGATATTCACTGTGTCTCACAGTCCAATCCCAACTGCTTGGATATAAGTCAGGATCGTCTAGTTTTGTGTTTTTATTCCAATTTCTCATTGTGTGTCTTTTTCGATGTGAGGCTTACTGCCGTCAATCATATGTCCTATATCGTTTCTACGTCTATCTAACCAACTGTTTTCTACATAGTGTACATACTTTGCATTTGGATCTTTGTTAAGAATGTAATGTAAACGTTCATTGGTGTAATCTACAGGAATATCTAGTACGCTGTCAAGACTTTTAACATACTGGTGTCTAAACATGTAAAGCAATTCAACACTTAAAAACGTGTGTCGATACTCCATTATGTCTTCTATCTTATTTAAGTAGTTATGCAGGCTTTCGACACCACGCTTGCGTAATTGGTTTTGTGCAGTAATGTTTTGATCTCTGCCAATAATACCAACTTGCAAATTGCCTTTTTCATTCAGCCTACGCAATACTTCTTTGTAATTAGGATACTTTGTGTGTCTTACGCCCATAGCATCCTTATCTACATAAGGACCACTAACACTTAGCACATAGTTCTCATGCTCTGTCCAGTCATAGTTGTCAATGTTTTCAGGTTTGTTCCATATATCTTTGAATGGAGCATTGTCATGGTTAATCCAGTATTCTCGCAATAGTTGATCCCAGCCATGCACATTGCTGTGCATGGAGAGAACTTTACTAAACACATGATTACCTGTGCCCTGTGGGCCACTAATCACTAATATGTTTGCCATTACTTTACTAGCTCTGGCTTGTATACTGACTTTAGACCAAATGCTTGTTTGTTAAATTCCACTAATGTTTGTAGTGCATCTGCAGTAACAAACTTCATTAGTGTATCAACTTGTGCATTGCCTGCATCACCTAGCATCCACTCGTAGTTGCCAACTTTCTTTTGAATCTTTTTAACACTTTCAGGATTCTTTGAAACTTGCTTCAGTGCTGCTACTAGTTTTGCACGATTAGGATTGCCTTTGTTTACCCATAGTGCTTTTTGCAATCCATCACGGAAACTTTTTACAAGTTTATAAGCATCTGCTAGATCTCCTGTTGGATCTGCTTTATACATGTCTGTAAACTGTTTTTCCATTTGAATGCCTGGATAGTTTGGATCATCTGCATGTGAACCGTCTGGCTGTAGAATGCCATGATGGAACCATAAACGTGCTTCTCCTTTGTCAATTACTGGCTGGACATGCTTTTTAAAACTTGCAGGATTTTCACGAGTACCGTTAAGTTCGCCACGCTTGAAAGCAAGACGTCTTTCGTTGCCCTTCATTCCTTTAATCCAGTTTACCTTATCTTTAAAGCAACCAACATATGCTTCTGTGCTAGGCAGATTACCACACTTTAGCAGTGTCATTGCAATACCTTCAGGAACTTTACCGCCCCCGCCGCTGAAACTAGTTTTGCCACCATTGTATGGATCGTGATCACCATGCACCGCTGTAATAATGTTAAGGTTCATGAGTCCAATACTATCATAGTCTTTGTAGTTGTAATCCACTGCTTCTTGCAAGAAACTTACACCATTACCGCCGTTAGATACCATGATAGTTTTGTCGTCAAAACGTAGTTCATTGTGGAACTTGTTAAAGCCAGGAATATCTCTTGCACCACGGATATGTTTGAGAATAATCTTTTCACCATCCAAGTACTTTTCCATTTCAGTAGCAACAATTTGTGCCCACTGACTTGTACCGCCACCTGGCTTCTGTGGTACAATCATTGTATAATCAGCAAGTGCTGATGTTGTGAATCCTAGCATCAGTGCTAGTGAAAATAATAGTTTACGCATAGTCAATTCTTCCTTTTCTCATTATGCTGTATACGAATATTCCAATAATGCACACAATTAGTGACATGAATATTGGTCTTATTATCAGTGTTTCCACAGTGTAAAGTCCTGTGATCTGAAGCGTAAGTCCTTCAACTTTTTCTGCTAGTATGTAACCAATTAGCATAGCAGGTCTGCTAAACTTGTAGTGTCGCATTGTAAATCCTATTACAGAAAATACTGCTAACATTGCAAGGTCTTCCCATCCGCCTGTGTACTGCATACTAGTGAAA